CCGGAATGGCAGTCGGAATTAATAACAGCGCGGGTGATGTTGCTAAGGCTTCTACTAATATGGCGCAGAATGCTGTTGATGCAGCTGGAAACGTCGGTGGTGCTACATTGGCTGGCGCAACGATTGCACAAAATCCTGGTGATTTAATGGCAAACGGGTTCCAAAACGCCACAGCAGCACTAACAACGTTGATGCAACGTATGAACAAGGTTGACGGAACAACTGTGGGCGTTACAAGCAAGTCAACGGGTGTTAATGCTTCTGGGGATATGAACCCAATCAACGCTACTTTGAGCAACAATGGAGCATCTGAAGGCTCTGGCCAAACAGTGAACCATATAACCCTTGCTGACGGTGCAATCAAGATTGACACTGGTGGCGCTCCGGTTAATGGTGAGCAACTCATCCGAGAGATTGAGCAATACTTGTACAACCGCGAAAACGCAAACCTTGGATTTGCATAGAAAGGATACTCGGAATGGCAGGAACATCACTGTATTTTACGAATTTCAAAAATCAAACGTTTGAATTCCCGATGACGCCTAGTGCTCTGTCATTTGCGACCGACGCAGGAAATCAAACAGTTACGGTTATTGAGTTAGGCGAGATTAATCGTTTAGCCCCTAAGCGGAACTTAGGGTCAATGAGTATAACGCTTAGAATTCCGCGAGATTTGACAAAACGGAAACGCTACTGGACTGGCCAAAAAATAACTTGGCCAACAGCGACCGGTGGCGATAGTTACGTGCAGTTGTTAACCGACATGCACGAGCGCCATGAAGTTGTCCGAGTAGTATTGACTGGCACACCAATTAATTATCAATTCACGTTGGAAAAGCTGGAAAAGGGCTTTGATACAACACTAGATGAATGGATTATTGATATTGATTTGATTGAGTGGCGTGACTATGCGGCAAAAGTGCTGAAAGTAGCGCCATTGCCACCCAAGACTAAAACGCCAGTTGTGGTTAAAAAACCACGGCCAAGCGGTGGCAATATTACTGTTGGGTCAACTGTGATTGTTAACGGTCAATTACATCGAGATAGTTATGGATCAGGCCCTGGACTTACTGAGGTTAATGCAACACGTAAGGTGAACTTTACGGCACCAGGGAGGGCGTTTCCGTACCACGTGACGTTATTAGATGGCGGTTGGCGTGGTTGGGTGTCAGCTAGTGCAGTGAGGTTAGCTTAAATGGTTGATTTCAATATACAAAACGGCTATGCAGCTAAAAAGGAATCGTTTGAAAATCATCTAACTCGCATGACCATATGGAACGTGTATAACAAGGAGTTGCAAGATGTAACTGCTAGTGTGCATAACTTGAAATGGGTGACTGATATGGCAGCAGCAACATCATTAACGTTTGATGTTATGCGTGGCCATTTCGAGTTTATACCGTGGAATGGTGACCAGGTAGTCATGGAGTGGAACGGCGAAGTATTATTCACTGGCTGGATTTTTCAACGTGAACTTAACCAAGATGATACTTGGTCAATTACAGCGTACTCATCAAGTCGTTATCTGAAAGGAACAGGCAGTTATCAATGGCCCGTTTCAAGTTCAAGCGATCGTTTTAAGCGAATCGCGCAAGATATCCAATTACCGTACAAGGTACTTGATGAGAACACATATAAAGTGGCTGCCGAAATAACTGACGGGTCAACATTCTTTGACATGATTACAACAGCGGCTACTGAGGCGCAAACCCAAACAGGCAAACGTTACTTCTTAATGGACGCGCCAGACGGCACCATTCAGCACGTAAGCACCGACAGGCTCGCAACCGGGTATTTAGTCGGAGATGAGGCAAACGTCCAGTCATGGAAGTTTGTGGGGTCAATTGAGGACACAAGCAACATTGTTACAGTGATACATGAAGACAGTGAAACGAAACAGCGGCAATCATACACTGCACGAGATAATGGCACGTCGGCAGTTTGGGGGCCGCTCATTCATACGGAAACGTTAAGTGGTAGCGATGTTAATGCTGCACAGTTACGAACCAAAGCAGAGTCCCTGCTTAAGGAAAAAAACATCGAAAAAAAGACCTTCTCAATGACAGTTTTGGGCGATACCAAAATCAGAGCTGGTGTTAGTTTTTACGTTAGTATTTGGGAAGCTTCAGGCGTTGGTGTGCCGACTAATTCGAAGGTATTAGTGACACAGGCCACGCACAATTTCAATACACCTTGGTCAATGGATTTGGAGGTGACCTTGTTATGACAGAACATGTTCCTGGAGATTATCTTTTAAAGATGATGAAGTCACGTGGCGGCAAAGATGCTGATTATACGGATGAAGTCTATGGCAAAGTTAACAGTACGGCGCCATTATCAATCTGGATTAGTCAAGATTTGCCGGCCGTAACGGATGATTTTTTGGAGCTGACGACTGAGGCGGCAGGGCTATCAATTGATGTTGAATTGCCTGTTACCGAAAAGGACGGCAGCAAAACAACCCAGTTGGCCAAAGGAACGATTGAGGTGTTCAAGCCAATTGCTGCGGGCGACAAGGTGCGAATGCTACGAGTTCGACAAGGTCAGCGATTTATTGTCTTAGGGAGGGCATAATGACACCAGAAACAGACATCGAGGAGGTCACACTCCCAACAAAAACATATCTCGTACAAAACGGACGGATAATGAGCTTTACAGATGGACGTGACGCCATGCGCCAAGCCATCGAGAAAGTCTTATTGACCGCCCGTTTTTCTGTACCTTGGCTAAGTCCTAATTACGGACATGATTTAGATGATTTGATTGGCAAGTCCGTTGATTATGCACTATCTGAGGTCGAACGCATGGTTAAAGAGGCGTTACTTGATGATGATCGTGTAACTGATGTGACCGTAGAATCACTAGCAGCAGAGAGCAAAACAACCATATTGGCCAAAGTATCGGTAACGACCATTTACGGCCAAGTAGACACAACGACGGAGGTGGCGGCAAATGACACCAAGTGAGTTATTACAAGACATTGAGAAGTTTAACTTTGACTATTTCATCAACCAAGCACTAGCTCGTGTGCCTGAAGGTATCGACACGCGAGAAGGTGCCATTATTTATGATGCATTGGCTCCAGCAGCTTATTCATTCGCAGAGTTAGCCATGAGCATTCATGATGTATTGCTCAATACGTACACACAGACGGCAAACGGCGAGTTTTTGGATAATCGAGCTGTTGAACGTGGATTAGAGCGCAAGCATGCAACGTTTGCAGTGGCCAAGGCGCGTTTTACAGACCAAAACGGGGTTGTTATTACAGTACCAATTGGTTCACGTTTTGCTTCAATCGGTACTGATCCCGTTTACTACTCAGTAACGGAACAAGCGGGAACGGATTATCTAATCACGGCAGAATTATCCGGAAATGCTCCTAATCGGTACATTGGCCAACTATTGCCGGTCGATAATATAAATGGCCTAGCATACGCTGAAATATTGAGTGTAGAAGTGCCAGCCGCTGACGCCGAGACAGATGAGGCATTGCGCGCTCGCATCCTACAAAACAACACGTTCACAGAGTACGGCGGAAATGTGGTCGACTACAAAGGCATGATTGATAGTTTGGCCAGTGTTGGTGCTGCGCAAATCTATCCAACGTGGAATGGCGGGGGAACTGTTCGCGTGGTAATTGTTAACAATGAATTCCTGTTACCAAGTCCAACCCTAATTAGTGATATTCAGGAGTTGCTGGATCCAACTGATGCACAGGGGGATGGTTACGGTATGGCGCCGATTGGTCACACGGTAACAGTTGCAGCGCCGACGGCAAAAACAATTAACATCGACGTGACAATCACGACTGACGAAACCGTTACAGCAACCGATATAACGCCAGCGATTAAACAATCGATTGATGATTTTTTTGATAATTTGCGCCGTGTAACTTGGCCAACAATTGTTAATAATCGTCAATATGTGTTAACGGTATATCGCAACCAGATAATCGCCGGCCTAATTCAGATACCTGGCGTTGTGAATGTGCATGATTTAACTCTTAACGGGGGTGAAGCTGATATTGCGCTTCAATTCACGAATACAGTGCAAGAGTTACCAATAGTCGGCGGGGTGACAGTCAATGGCTAGATTAATGCGACTCAGGGACTTAATGCCCGAGTATTATGGGGATGTTTTAGAAATGAATACGCTGCTCTCAGTTGAACAGTTTCAAATTGATGACTTAAGCGCAGCTATTGACCGGCAACAAGCTAATCAATTTGTTATGACCGCTGATAGCGATGGAATAGCCGTTTGGGAAAGTTTGGTGGGCATTAGCAATTACAGCAATATTGACTTAGAAACGCGGCGATACAATGTTCTGGCGCGCCTGTTGCCACCTAAGCCGATAACGATTAAATATCTGCGCGAATTGCTGAAGGTATTGAATATTAATGCAGTGCTATCAGTTGACGGACCAGCGTTTAAAGTCAATGTCACGATTAACACTAGCGATACACAAGCGACGCAGCGATTGCAAAACTTGTTAAGTTCGCTATTACCAGCAAACATGCTATTCACATCATTTAACATCCACCAAGAAGCGCAGAACGGCACAATATACACCGGTGCTGGTGCGTTACTATCAATGGTTGAATCTAACACTTCAAGAACGGAGGCAGACAATGGCTGATAATTACAAAAAGTGGTTTGTGACATCAATGTATGCAGAAGCTGAGCAAGCAGCAGCAACATCAGGATCACAAATTCAATTTACTGAGATGCGTACTTCGAGTGATGTTATTGATGAAACAGACCTACCAGGGTTAACTAATGCTTCTTTGGCCAACTACATCATCAAGCAAAAAAGCCCCATCAGTTCGCAGCAACGAACCGGCTCAACGGTAACAATTGTTTCCGTATTCAATAGCAGCAGTGTTGATTATTTGATCAACACTGTTTTTTTGATTGGTAAGTTAAACAATCAAGAATTTTTAGCTGCCGTGGCATTGGCCAATACGCCATTTCACATGCCAATTAATTCTGAATCAGAAAAAACTGAGATTACATTCAAGTCGCAAATTTCAGTATCTAACACAGCAGTAATCAATTTAAATGTTGATCCCGAATCATTGGCTACCAATGAAACAGTGGAGCGGGTACGTGATGAGTTGCAAGAAGAAATTAATGAAACAAATGGCAATGTTGATGATCTAACAGCTGCAGACAAGTTGAATGTTAAGACATCTGGTAATCAGTCGATTGGTGGCACAAAGACATTCACTAGCCCTATCGTTGGCAGTCTGGCAGGTAATGCAGGTAGCGCTACCAAGTTGGCCACACCGCGGAAAATCAACGGTGTGGCGTTCGACGGCACGGCGGATATTAATGTGCTTGCGTCGAATAATTCGGATTTGGTTCATAAAAATACGGATGAGGTAATTCCAAGTTCAAAAACTTTCGAAAAACCAATCATCGGTGGGAATAAAACGGTACAAGTTCCGCCGGAAATCACAAGTATTGATGAGTTGATTACGATTGCACTTAAAACATATGGTGGAGATGTTCAAATCAATTACAATACGGTCAATAAGACGCTTAGCGGATTACCGGACGATGTAACGGCAAGCGGATATGTATACATCAGTATCACATCACGAACTAGCGCCAGAAGTTATGTGACCTTGTACGATAACGCGGGTAATATGTGGGCCATGGGTTATGACGTGACGAATGGCAAGAGTCCATGGGTTAAATTTGCTAGTGACGCTGATTTAGGCGGAGGATGGGGAGGTAATCTCGTATCGGAAGACTCTTCCG